CAAACAAGAGACGATGAACCATAATGTACAGGCAGTTCACGGTGTTGTCTTGCTGCCACCTAAAAAAGAGGTAATTATCGATGCGGAGTGACGCAGAAATACGTAAAATTGCTATGATAAACTTTAGCAACTTAACGTCGGAAGAGCAGGATCATTTTAATCTTAACCTAAAACCCGGCAGTCCTAACTTTAGAACATATCGCTCATCGCACAGAGGTCGCTCTGCAGCGGGTAGCGCAGAGAAGTAGCCGTGCCTCGTAAACGCAAACTGGTTCCCCCACCACCCCAGCCTGAAGGCCAGCCACGAGGCCGTGGGAGACCCAAGAAGGCCCCTGACGCACCTAAAGCAGAGTATCGTACCTCTGCCCAAGAACGTGCCCGTCGCAGCGTTCGTATGAAGTTGAAGAACGCACAGCGGTCTGCTAAAACCCAAGAACAAAAAGTCCAGTCTAAACGTCAAAAAGTAAAGAAGTTAAAGACGGCTGCTACAAAAGTTGAAAATGCTATTAACGGGGAGAAGTCCCGTGTTGTTGATCAAGGAGATTTAAATGAACTTCCACCTTCTGTATCTGACCTTATCGATGAAACTCCGGTCATATTTAAACCTAATGCTGGACCTCAAGAAGAATTTCTTTCAGCAGGTGAACAAGATGTATTATACGGCGGTGCAGCAGGGGGAGGAAAAAGTTTTGCTTTGCTGGCTGACCCTCTTAGGTATTGTCACAATAGCAATCATCGGGGGCTTCTTCTCAGGCGCACTCTGGATGAGTTAACCGAACTAATAGACAAGTCCAAACAGTTGTACCCCAAAGCGTTCCCGGGTGCACATTTTAGAGAATCGAAATCCACGTGGCATTTCCCTTCCGGGGCAACCATGTGGTTTACCTATCTAGATCGAGACAAAGACGTAACACGTTTTCAAGGTCAGGCTTTCAACTGGATAGGCGTTGACGAAATCACACAGTATCCGAGTAGCTATGTTTGGGATTATTTACGCTCACGTCTCCGTTCTACAGACCCCGAATTACAAAAGAATCTCAATATGCGGTGCACTGCTAACCCCGGTGGCGTTGGTGGCTGGTGGGTCAAGAAAATGTATATTGATCCTCATGAAGAAAATAAACCGTTTCCTGCGTCAGACCCGGAGACGGGTAAGCCTTTTTTATGGCCGGAGGGTCATGAGAAAGCAGGACAGCCGTTGTTCTACCGTAAGTTCGTCCCCGCACGGCTGACCGACAATCCCTACCTCATGGCAGATGGTCAATACGAGGCCATGTTGAGGTCGCTCCCCGAAGTCGAGCGTAGACGGCTTTTAGAAGGTGATTGGGACGTGGCGGAGGGAGCGGCCTTCCCAGAGTTTTCACGAGTGCGTCATGTTGTTGAACCGTGGGAGGTTCCCACGAACTGGCCACGCATCCGTGCAGCCGACTACGGTTACTCTTCTCCATCTTGTGTCTTGTGGGGTGCAATCGACTGGGACAATAATATCTGGGTTTACAGAGAACTGTATGTAAAACACTTGACAGCAGAGCAACTGGCTGATAAAATATTAGAATGTGAGGAACTAGACCCCGAACCACATTACACAGTCTTAGATGCCTCATGTTGGAATAAAACAGGAATGGGACCTTCCATTGCAGAAACAATGATGAGGTCCGGGGTACGTTGGATTCCATCAGACCGCAACCGTCTTCAAGGAAAAATGGAAATACACAGGCGGCTTGCTGACGACCCGTATTCTAACGAACCACGCATTCGAATTTTTTCCAGTTGTAAACACATTATCGCACAACTATCGGGCATACCCCTCTCTAAAACTAACAGTGAAGACGTAGACACAAAAGCAGAGGATCATGCCTACGATGCGTTGCGATATATGGTTATGACCCGCACTAGCGGATACACTTCAATACATAAGACGCTGCAGGGCATCAAAGATCAAGCCTTCCAGCCCTTTGATAGTACGTTTGGTTACTGATGGCAGGAAAAACTATACAAGAGGCATTTGAAAGTTACCTAGAAGGTAATCGTTCTGATGACTCCGTAGCAACAATGAGACGGGCCTTAAAAGACCTCGAAAGCGCAGGTTTTCCGCCCGACAGTCTTATATCAGAATTGAATTCTGAAGAGGGAATCGCTCATCTTCAAAAGTGGGCAACTACGGAGCGATATGATGGTGTTTCTGCAGGTGCAGGTAATCTTGCGTCCCGTGTTAAAACACTTATAACTGCTGGTACAAGCGTAGATGAAGTAAACGTTCTTGCCAACTGGGAAAAGACTAATCGAAATACAAATAAAGAATTTGGCATTCGCTTAACTAGAGCAGCAAGAAAGCTAGAACTTCCTGACTTTGACAACTTTAACAAAGCTATCGATGCCACGGCTCGTCAAATAGACGACAAGGAAGCAAGAGCGTTTTTCCTGATTAAAATGCTAACAGGTCTTCGTAATCCTGATATTATAAACCTAAAATTAGGTAAAGCTGTAAAAGGTGCAGAGTACGGTTCATTTGACCCATCTATTCAAAAAATCTACGCTCTTAGTAATAAAGGCGAAAGAATAAACTACGACTTAGGAGAGGTTGTTCACGGCATTCTTGCAGATTTAGCAGCAGATGCTGAAGCAGAAGGGCGTACAACGCTTTTTTCAAGAACAGGTAAAGCCGGAGAAAGCTACTATCGCGGTAAGATAAACCCCGTTATGAATCGTAACATGGACGCAATGGGTCTAGAAATATTTGACCTAAATAAAGGCGAGGCTGTTCCTTTTAGTATACGAGATTTACGTAAAAATATTTTTGATATTCTTGACGAAGAAGAAGGTCCCGGCGCAGCCAACAAGGTCTTGGGACACTCGTCAGGCGGTGATGTAGGTCTGAAGCACTATAAAGTAGAAAGAACTCGTCGTAAAAGTTTGTCCGGTCTTCAGAGGTCGCAAGAACTGTTTAGTTCACTGTACATGGAATCTCTTGGATTTGATAATCCTCAAATTTTATTTGGAAATGATGGTTATCAATTTTCTACAGATAAATTTAATCCCTCCGCAGTTGCATCTATAAGCACAGGTGTATCGCCTGATGAGCAGCGGATAGAAAGCCGCTTGCAAACAACACAAGCGCGGGCAGAACGTAGCATCGATGCTACAACCGAGTCTGTATCAAAAAGAATAAAAAATCTAGAACGGTTAATTGATAAAGCCTCTGAACTAGAGACAAAAGCAGGGGTTGCAAAACCTGCTCCTGCTCCAAAAACTTCTTCGATTGACCCCAACGCTGAAACCCCTACTATAAACCCTGAAGCATCTTCAGCTTTAAAAGACAAGGGGTTCGACGCTAAAGGTGCAGCCGATGCTTTTACACGGTTTTTCAAGGGCGGTAAAAACAAACTAAGTACTGCTGTCTCTATTGGTGCAGGTGGTTTAACAGTAGCTTCGCTTATTGATGACGCAAGTGCTGTTGTTAGGGATGTTGCTATGGAAGCGGGGGCATTGGCTATGAAGGCTCCTGCTGGTGTTGCAGGGGCTATACCCATGATGCTTGCACCCACTGAAGTTGAATCTGGGACTTTATACACTGATGAAGAGCTTCGTGAGCAAGAGGCGGCACGTATTGTTACTGAAGATGCGGGTATGGACATGTACTCTGAAACTGATGAACGTGAGATGGAACGAGTTGTAACCCGAGATACTGGGTTTGTAGACATTGACAGGGTGCCCGAAGCCGCCCCTGTTGATGAAGACCAAGGCTTCTTATCTAGATAACTGGGAGAGTACCATGAAGAACAACTATAACTTCGGTGCAGCTTACATTATGTCATCTGACGAAACTTCTGTTGATGATCAAATGGGTGCTGATAAACTGTATCGTGAAGGTCTCGAGTTTGACACTCGTGCCAAGACTGATGTTCTAACGGAAGACATGCCAAAGAAACAAACAAAAACTGCTGTCGATCCGTCTGTCATGAAAATGGCTGAAGAACGCGATTATTAAGATATGTCAGAAGATAATTTCCTACAACCAGCGGACGATACTGCGGTATCTGTTGTAAACCCGGAAGAATTTATGCCGGGACTTGCCGGGTATGTTAGAAGCAAGTTTGAAGAAGCCGAGAATGGTCGGTTTTCTTACGAACAACGCTGGCTACAAGCCTACAAAAACTTTAGGGGTGTTTATGATTCGACTACCCAATATCGTGACTCTGAGAGGTCTAAGGTATTTGTTAGAATCACTAAAACTAAAGTTCTTGCAGGTTTTGGTCAGATCATTGACATCCTGTTTGCAAACAAGAAGTTTCCTATTTCCGTGCAATCTACTCCCAAGCCAGAAGGCATTGCGGAGTTTGCTCACATGGAGACTCCCCTCGATCAGGTTGCAGACCCCTTCGGGTTTCCGGGGGATGGTCGAGAACTGCCGCCGGGTGCTACACAAGCAAACGAGCCTGACGACTTTCTAGGCGGTTTACAAGAAGAACTAGGAAAACTTCCTCTGGCTGAAGGAAAAGCTCGATTGGGCGAACCGCAGATTAGTCCTGCACGTGAAGCGGCTCGCCGTATGGAAGAGGTTATTCACGATCAACTTTTAGATACGAATGCTGTAAACGTTTTACGTAAGTCTGTGTTTGAGTCATGTTTGCTTGGCACAGGAATTGTAAAAGGACCTTTTAATTTTAATAAAAGGATTCATCAATGGGAGCGTGGCGAAGATGGGGAACGTGAATACGTCCCCTACGAGAAGGTAGTGCCTCGCATTGAAATGGTTTCAGCTTGGGACTTTCACCCCGACCCTTCTGCCACTACTATTGACGACTGTGAGTACGTTATCGAACGTCATCGTATGAACCGTCAACAACTTCGTAGCCTCATAAAACGTCCATACTTTGACGCGATGGCTATTCAGGAGTGTTTAGCTAAGGGGCCAAACTACGAAGATAAGTATTACGAAGACACTATTCGTGAGGACGAAACCGAACCTTACGTATCCGAAAGTCGATACGAAGTTTTAGAATACTGGGGCGTTCTAGACTCCAAGATGGCTAAAGAAGCTGGCCTCGAAGGTGCGTCAGAAATGTCTGAGTTTGACGAACTTCAAGTAAATGTTTGGGTTTGTGGCGGTCTGGTTATTCGTTGCGTTCTCAACCCTTTTACACCAGCCCGTCTTCCATATCAAGTTTTCCCGTACGAAGTAAACCCATATCAACTGTGGGGTGTTGGCGTAGCGGAAAACATGGAAGATGCTCAGAAGTTGATGAACGGACACGTTCGTATGGCTATCGATAACCTAGCACTTGCTGGCAACCTTGTGTTTGATGTGGATGAGGCTAGTCTTGTACCGGGTCAAAACATGGATATTTTCCCGGGTAAGATTTTCCGTCGTCAATCTGGAGTTACCGGAACAGCAATCAACGGTCTAAAGTTTCCGAACACTGCTGGCGAAAACCTTCAGATGTACCAGATTAGCCGACAACTTGTGGACGAAGAAACGGGTATTCCGTCTATCGTGCATGGTCAAACGGGTGTAACAGGCACGGGTCGTACTGCAGCAGGTCTATCTATGTTGATGGGTTCTGCTGGCTTGTCAATGAAAACTGTGATTAAAAACATTGATGACATGCTGTTGAAGCCTTTGGGAGAAGCGTACTTCCAGTGGAACATGCAGTTTAACGATGAAAGTCCTGACATTGTAGGCGATCTAGAGATCAAACCTCGTGGGGTTGCCGCAGTTATGCA